AGTTCGTTGGCGCAGGCCCCGATACCATCATGCTGCAGGGCGTGATTTTCCCCGAGTGGAACGGCGGCACCGGCCAGCTGGACGACATGCGCGGCCTGGCAGCCGGTGGCAAGCCGCTGACGCTGATCGGCGGCACCGGCACGGTGATGGGTGACTGGGTGGTGGAGCGCGTGGAAGAAAAGCAGGGCGTGTTCGCCATCCGAGGCGCACCGCGAAAACAGGAATTCAGCCTGTCCCTGCGCAAGTTCAAGGGTACGGACAGCGGCCTGGGTGGCTTGGCGTCCAAAATCCTGACCAGCGCGGACCTGGGCAAATTGCCTATTCCGGCCAGCGCCTTGGCCAGCCTGGGCTCGCTAACTCTTTCGGTGGGCAGCCAAGCCGGTGGGTTCGCGGCCAGCTTGACCAGCGCCATGGGCCAGGTGACCAGCGTGGCCAGTCAACTGGGAAGCGCGGCCAGCAGCGTGCTGTCACCCATCGGGCGTGCCATCGACGTGGCCACCGGACTGAAAACTGCAGCCACGGACGCCAAGCGCCTGCTGGGTTCGGTGCCCACCACCCTGTCCGGCATTTCGTCCGCCACCAGCCTGGTTGGTGCCGCCAGTACTGCCGTGAACAACGCGAGCGCAGCTGGGGCCATGCTGAGTCGGTCACTGACCGACCTGACTGCGCTTGGCACTGTATCCGGCGATGCAATCGGCACCGTCCAGAACGCGATGACCACGGTGAACCAGTTGACCGTAGCGGCAACCCAAACCCATGCCACGGCAACCAAACTGCTGGGGGCGCTCAATGGCTGACACCTACACGACGCGCGAAGGCGACACCGCCGATTACATCGCCTGGAAGTATTACGGCACCCAGGGCGGCCAGGTCACCGAACAGCTGCTGGACGCCAACCCCGGTCTGGCCGAACGCGGGCCGCTTCTGCCTGCTGGGCTGGTCATCACGCTGCCCGCCATCGACACCACCACGAAGGTGCAAGGGGTGAAGCTGTGGGATTAGAACGCCCTGCATATCGCCTGGTGGCCAATGACACAGATGTGACCGCCGCCATCGCGGAGCGGTTCATTTCGCTGCGCCTGTCCGACGCGGCTGGGATTGATACTGACACGCTGGAAGTGACTCTGGCAGACGCGGACCCGCTGAACCCGATTGCCCTTCCCAAGACAGGAGCTGAACTGGAATTATTTCTAGGCTATCACCCTTCGCCGCAGCGGATGGGCCTTTTCGTCTGCGATGAAGTGGAACTGGCTGGCTGGCCAGGAACCATGACGCTTCGAGCAAGAGCCGCGACGTATAGCGGTACGCCCAAGGGCAAGGTCAGCATGCAGACGCAGAAGACCAGGGACTGGGCAAAGGGCACGAAGCTGGGCGCGATGGTGCAGAAGATGGCCAAGGAAAATGGCATGGAAGCCGCAGTGTCCAAGTCTATGGCTGGCATCGTGCTGCAGCACCATGACCAAACCGAGGAATCCGACCTGTCGTTTCTGCTGCGCGTTGTGAAGCAATACGATGGCATCGTGAAACCGGCTGGCGGCAAGCTGATGGTGGTACGGCGCGGCGAATCGAAGACCGTCAGCGGTGACGACCTGCCAGCCATAACCGTGAATGGCAGGGACGCCACCAACTGGCGACTGACGATCTCGCGCCGCGAAAACCCTGGCACTGTGGTGGCGCGGTGGCGCGACAAGGACAAGTCACGGACTGAGCACGTGACGGTGGGTAAGGGCGACCCAGTGCGCAAGCTGCGGCACCCTTTCCCGACCAAAGACGCCGCCGAGGCAGCGGCGAAGGCTGCGCTTGACAAAAAAACGCGCGGCCAGCACGAGTTTAGCGTAACGATGCCCGGTGATCCCGATTTGTCTGCCGAAGCCAGACTTGTTCTGGAGGGGTTCCGGCAGCACGTTGATGGCGAGTGGCTGATTAAGCGCGTGACTCACACGCTGGACGCCAGCGGCTATCGCTGTGACGTGGAGGCGGAGCTACCGAATGGCAATGATGGCGAGCCGTCCAAGCCGTCATCAGGCGACCAGCAGGCCCCTTTCCAGGCCACACCGGCACCAGCGCCAGCACCGTCACCGTCACCGGCCAAGATTCAGCAGCGCGACAAAGCCACGGTACAGGCTGAGCGTGACAAGCTCTCGGCAGATTGGATGGCTGAGATTAAGAGGTCGCAAGCGGTGGCCGAAGAGGCGTACACGCTGCGGGATGCTGGCAACTTAGCTGGGTCGAAGGCCAAACTGGATGAAGCCGCTGCCATCAACGATGATGCAAGGGCCACGTATTCGTCGCGGTACGACCAGCTGAAGGCGGAACTGGCCGCCTTTCCGTGATGGCGCATGATCTGCTATGGCGGCAGGTGATCCCAGTGCGCCATTGTGGGGTATCGAATCCATGTTGGGGGTATCGCTGGGGGTATCGAAACTAGGCAGCAGGGTAAAACCCAGGCGCAGCAAGGGACTTATCCACAAGTGAAAATCGCCACCTGATATTTGCATCCGGCTAATCCCGCTTCACCGCAGACCACGCCGCATCACACCAAGTCACTGAAACGATTTCAGTTTTTCGATTAACTGCGTTCCGATGCCGATTGGCGCAGGGGATATGCACCGGGCCAAGTTGGGGGTATCGGTGGGGGTATCGAAGCCGCTTGGGATACCACCACCATGTCCGACGCCATCGCGCGCAGCCTTTCTGATTCCACCGTCCGCAACGCCAAGCCGAAGCCGAAGCCGTACAAGCTGACGGACGGAGGCGGGCTGTTCCTGATGGTCCAGCCGACTGGCGCGAAGCTGTGGCGCTACAAGTACAGGCTGAGCGGCAAGGAAGGGCTGTACAGCCTGGGCGCTTATCCTGATGTGACACTATCTGCAGCCAGGGACCTACACCGAGCCGCACGCGCCCAGGTGGCCGCAGGCGTGAACCCAGGGCAGGCCCGCCAGGTTGAGCGTGCCAAGGCAGTCCAGGCGGAAAAGCTGGCCCAAGCCGGTGCGTTCCCGACCGTTCTGCAGGCATGGCGCGACGTGACGGACCCGAAGCTGGCCGCAATGTCCCTGCGCCAGCGTGACCGCGAGATAAAGAAGCACCTGGTGCCAGCGTTCCGTGCCAAGAACATCGACGCCATCACCCGCGCCGACATCGCCGCCCTGCTGAAGAAAGTGGAAGCCAGAGCACCGGAGGTGGCCAGGAACTTGCGCACGTACCTGTTCGGGATTTTTGAGCACGCCTGCGACCTGGGCATGGTGGACATCAACCCGGTGCCGCCGCGCCGCGTCCTGCGGCCACGCCAGTCAGTTTCCCACGCCGCCATGCCAGTGGACCGCCTACCCGCGTTCCTGTCCATGCTGGACGGCTGCCAGGTCAACCTGGAAACCCGCACCGCCATGTGGCTGACCATCCTGACGGCCTGCAGGAAGAACGAGGCGACCGGCGCAAGCTGGGCGGAATTCGACCTGGACGCCGCCGAATGGACGATCCCGGCGCACCGGATGAAGGCCCGCCGTGAACACTGGGTGCCCCTGCCCCACCAGGCGGTGACCATACTGCGCCAGCTGCGCGAGTATTCGCGGATGCCGCTGCTGTTTCCTAACCGGCGCGACCCTAGCAGGCCGATGGCTGAACGCAGTTTAAACGCCCTGATGGAGCGGAACGGCTACCACGGCGATACCGTCCACGGCTTCAGGTCCGTGTTCAGCACCCACTTCAACGCCAAGGAAGGCGTGAACCCTGACGTGGTGGAACGCTGCCTGGCGCACGCGCCTGCCGACAAGGTGCGGGCGGCGTACAACCGGCACCAGTACAAGGCTGAACGGCGGGCCATGCTGCAGGAATGGGCGGACTGGCTGGATGCGTTGCGAGCGCGCAACGTTGTTCAAATACAACAACACAGCGCGGCGGCGTGATGGCATAATGGCAGTTCGCGCGGTTCGGATTGGGAGTTTCCCGGTTGCCCGCTGACAGCCGGAAAGACGGCAAATCCGGCCAGGTGCATGGGCACTGTTCGCGGGCGGCAATCTGCGAGCACGACAGGTTCGATTCCTGATGGGCTGGGCCAGAACAGCAGCAGTGACGAAAGGCGGCAACAACTGAGTAACCACGAGCAAGGCCGAAAGGCTGCGCAGGATTGGGAAAATCTGGAAACAAGCCTTTATGCGACGGCGCGAGTCGTTCTGTAGAACGTAAGCAGATGACAGCCTGGAAAGACAGGCACCACATGGCAGCTGGATAGTGGGCGGGTACGTGGCCGAAAGGCAAACACCGGCCTAATCTACCAGTAGCCAGCCGTGTGGTGTGCAGCAGCGGTGCTAACAGCCGAAAGGCTGACAGCTGCCTAGACCAGTCCCCTGGTAAGTAGCCGGTTGCGACCCGGCCCGCCACAACCAACGCCTTAAACGTGAATCGGCTATGACGCAGGAAGCCTGCCGAGCCGCGCTGGGAAACCCGGCACAAGAACCCGCCTTCTGGCGGGTTTTTCGTTTCACTGGTCAGCGTCGTCATCGCCACCGGATTCGTCCGCGCCTTCCACTTCCATAGCGCCGTGGACAGGGCAGCATGCGCCGAGTTCCAACGCCCATTTCTTCGACAGGCGGACGGTGTAGCCGCAGGGCTGGCCATCTTCGCCTGGGGCCTGGCAGGCGGCCTTCAGCATGCGGGTGGTTTGCTTTTTCTTCTGGTTGCTGCTGCCCTTGGCTTCAGGTTCGTCACCGTCTGCGTCACCGAGGTCACGCGCCAGGTTTTCCAGCGGCGACGGTGCTACGCCCAGCCTAGCGTGCGGGATAGGTCCCAGCTGGTCCAGGAAAGGCTGCACCCATTGCACGAACGCTTCGCCGCGAGTGGAACTGGTCAGCGGCGCGACGAACCCCAGCGCCTTCATTACCTTGGCGAAATCGCCCTTGTGGCCGCAATCGAAGCCAACGGCGGCGTGCGTAAGTTCGTGCGCCAGGCTACCGGCGATGGCCAGCGTTTCGTCACGGACTGGCGAAATGAAAATCTGGAACGCCTTATCTGCGCTGCGCGATGAGTGCCAGCACTCTGCGGATGCCTTACCGTGCTGCCCGCCGCTGGTGAATCCGATGGACACATGGAACTTTGGCAGCGGATGGTCCAGTTCTTCGAAGCGAGGAGCCATCAGGTTGGCCAAGTTATTCAACCAGGTTTCACGGTTCATAATCGCCTTTCGTGTTGTTTAAACGATGTGGCAATACTATCGTGTACTACGTTTAAACGCAACTAGGCAAAGAAAAACCCGCCAGGCAGCGGGTTTATGTTGCGCGAATGCTACGGGCTAGAACGGTATGTCGTCGTCCATGTCGCTGAAGTTTGGCACGGGGCGCGGCGTGGGCGTGCTGCGCTGACCGCCGCCACCGCCACCGGCACCCTGGCCGCCAGCTGCAGGGAGAGGCTGCGAGGTGCCGCCGTCCTGCGGCTTGCCGTCCAGCATTTCCATGTTCTGCATGACGACTTCGGTAGCGTAGTGCGTCACGCCGTCCTTTTCATACTGGCGCGTTTGCAGCTTGCCTTCCACGTACACCTTGCTGCCTTTCTTCAGGTACTGGCCGACAACTTCAGCGAGGCGCCCCCACACCGTGATGCGGTGCCATTCCGTTTTTTCTTTCTGTTCCTGCGTGTTCTTGTCTTTCCACCGTTCGGTGGTGGCCACGCTGAAGTTGGCCACGGCGTCACCGCTGGGGGCGTAGCGGATTTCAGGATCGCGGCCCAGGTGGCCAATAAGCTGTACTTTGTTCAGTGCCATGGTGTGGCGTGCCTTATAGAGTGATTGAAATTACTTCACGCGCTTGGCGTGTTCCTTGGCGCAGGCTGGCCCGCAAAACAGCCTGTCACCGTCCAGCGGTTCGCCGCACAGCGGGTTCAGGCATTCGCCTGTGGCGGCTGGGTGTACAGTGGCCGCAGAACGCGCCTGCTGGGCTGCCAGGGCCACCGCAGTTTCCCTGGCTTCCGCATCCTGTGCCTGGTCG